CCACGGCGGCGTAACCCTGACAAAGGAGGAATAGATTATGAGCGACTTTTTTGATTCTATCACTGAGGGTGTCAGCGTTCCGTTGACCACGCTTGCATCCGGATACCGGCCCGACAATTTGATTGGGACGGAAGTGTTCCCCGTTGTCCGTTCGATCACCAAAGGTGGCAAAATTCCCATTTTCGGGAAAGATGCGTTCAACGTGCATGAGACCCTGCGTGCTCGTGGCGCAAAGTCTAACCGTGCGCAGATGACCTCGGATTCCTGGATCACGTTCTTCTGTGAAGAGCACGATCTGGCTATTCCGCTGGATAAGCGGGAGCTGGACGAACTGAAGGCGCTTCCTGGCGATCTGAAGCTCAGGGCGCTGTTCAACATGCAGGACCGGCAGCGGCGGCGGGTTCAGTGGAACCTGGCTCTTGAGCTGGAAAACGTTATTGCGACGGATGCACTCAATGCAGCGAACTATACTGACGACAATACAGTTACGCTGTCCACGACCAAATGCTGGTCCGAAACCGGTTCCACCCCGTCTAAGGACATCGAGGCTGGGCGGGAGAAAGTCCGGTCGCTGATCGGTATGTACCCCAACACCCTCGTCCTGGGCGCTTCGGCCTACGCGCAGCTCAAGTTCCACGCTGACTACACCGACAAGATGAAGCTTACGTCTGACAAGGTTGTGCGTCCGGACCTGATTGCTCAGATGCATGACTTGAAGCGGGTTATCATCGGCCTGTCGATGGGGGTGGATACGAATGGCAAGTTTTACGATCTTTGGGGCGACGATGCGCTTCTGTACTATCGTCCCGAGAACGAGACTCCGGAAATCGATGAACCGAGCTTCGGCTATACGATCCGTCCGGGCTTTTCGGCGACTCCCTTCCCCTACGTGGACGTTTTCGTGGAGGAGGGCGGCAAGATCGTCAACGTGCGCTGTACAGATATGTGGGACACCAAGATCATCATGTCCAGTGCGGGCTATCTGATCAAGAATTGCCAGAAGTAAATCTGGCGCGGGTACTTAGTTTACTTAAATAACTTAGGTGTCAAATGTTGTATCGAGGACAATTTCTCTACAAAGTGATCTCTGGCCGATTGCAAATCGGCCCGAGAATCTTTGTAGCTGGTGAGTCTGTCCCGTTGAACATGGAGCAGGCAGAGTCTCTGTATCCTACTGGGCAGCTTGAATACGTCAAGACGATTCGGAACAGAGGCACGAAACGAAGGCATTCTGCTCCTGGTGAGAAACTGGAAGGGTTGGCGATGTGTGAAATGGCAAGGCTATGGCTCAATGATTTGCGAACCATGGCGATGAAGGAATACGGGATCGCAGACAAACGGCTGAAACCTTACGAGATCATCCGTTATGTCTATGACACCAGAAAGAGGATCAAGCATGGGATATAGCAACCTTACAGACATGGAGAAGCTGATTCCGGCCTCGATGCTGATCAACTTGTCGAATGATTCGTCCGGAGCGATTGCGGTGGATCAGGCCAATATCGACGAAGCGATTGATCAGGCTGACCGGGAGATCGACGCCTATCTGTTGTTGGCTAACTATTCCGTGCCGATGGATCCTGTCCCGCCGCTTGCCACCAACTTATCCGCGAAGATGGCTATCTGGAACCTTCATTTGCGTAAGTATTTCGACTCCGAAATTTGGAGCAGGACGTACCGCGATTGCCAGAAGATTCTTGAGCGCATAGCGGAGGGAAAGCTTTCCATTGGGCAAGAGGAAGAAGGTGTGGTTCAAGAAGCAGGCGGGAGATATTACACATCTACGCGCACGCAGAAATTCTCCGCTGAAGTTTGGGAGACATTTTAATGAGTTTTCTTGTGCAAAGAAGTGATGTTGTGATGGCGATATGCGAACAGCTTAGGGCTGCCGTTCCAGAGCTAAAGCTTGTGAAGCCGTATCACGGCGAGCTTGATAGGTACGCCAAGAAAACTCAGATCAAAGAACCGATTTTCCCTGCCCAGGTAAACCTTGCAACTCCGTTTGCGTTGGTGATTTCCAAACACAGGACAAAGCTGGCGAAACAGGGTGCGTCGAGAAAGTTTAAGCATGATATTTCAATTTATGTAGGTGATCAAAACACTCATAACTTCAATGACATATCCGCTCCTTCGATATTTGGGATTTTGTCGAAGTGCATGACAGCTCTTGATGGGGCTGTGTTGCTAAAAGGTTGCGGAGAGCTTGCCGTTGAAAGTGAGGGCGATTATCTGATCACGACTGATTTGTTTGTAATTTACGACCAGAAGTATTCACAATTTGAAATTGGAAATTAAAGGAGGAACAAACCATGCCCCCAAGAACAGCACCCCACCCTGACAACTACATGATCGGCAAAGGAGTTCTGTCGATCGCCAAATGGAATGGCGGCGTCGTCGGCGCTTACGCCGATGTAGGCAATTGCCCGAAGTTTGAGTATGAAATGACGGAGCAGAGCGTCGAGCATTTCGCTTCCCGAACAGGTGTGAAGGAGCAGGATGCCGAAATTGTTATTCAGTCCGGCTACAATGTTTCGTTCACCCTGGACGAAGTTTCCGTTGAAAACCTGAGAATGTTCATGAAAGCTACCCTTTCCGGCACCCGGATTCTGTATGCCAACATGAACACGAACCAGTATTATGCTATCAAGTTCGTTTCCGATAACCCTGCCGGCCCCAATACAAGCTACGAATTTTGGAAGTGCAAGCTGACCCCGAACGGCGCTTTCTCGTTGATCAGCGAAGAGTTTACCTCCATGAGTTTCAGTGGCAAGGGCATAGCGGATCGGGTGAACCATGCAACGAGTCCCTGGTTCACGGCGACGTTCGATACCACTACCACAACCACCACGACAACGGCGGCGTAACAGAAAACAAATCATGCCGGGCGGAAGCGCCCGGCTTTTACAAAGGAGAGAATAATGGCACGACGAGTTAAGGAAGTTGATTTAGGCGAAAAGAAGATTCTTGTCAAAGAGCTTACGGTAAAACAGATTAGGAAATTCTGGTCCGAGTTGAACAATCAGGGCATTCCGGACCTGTCATCGATGATGACCGGCGGTCCCGTTTCGGTTTTATGGGACGCATGTATTGATGGTCTTGTCCCTGATGACATGGAAAACATGGCTCCAAGTGAAATCAAGGCGGTGTATGACGCGGTGATTGAGGTTAACACCGTTTTTTTCGACCAGGTGCGAAGGTTCGAGGAAGAAAACCCGGCCGTCAAGGAATATCGGTCGGCAATAGCCCAGGATCTTCGGATGATGGTTTGGCAAAGCTTGACCGGGCTATCTGCCGCCTCATCGAACGAGGACACGCAGGAGTCTTCGAATACGGATACTCCTTCTTCGTAACCGCATTAGAGGTCAGTTACGAAGAGGAAACTCAGGCATTCAAGCTTTTGCGGAAGATTATTGCGACTGCAACACGGGCTGGCTACCATGCCAAAGACAAAGATTTCCAGAAGTTCCTTCAAAATTAAGGCCATGCCATGTCTGAATATAATTTCGGCAATCTTGAAGATCAACTTAAAAAGGCCAAGGAAACAGGTGACGAGCTTGAGCATGGTCGGTCGCTTTTACAACAATTAGACGCTGCTCTTGCTCGGAACAGGGCAATAGTGGATGATCTTGCCAAACGAAATGCAGAGATCAAAAAGAAAGAACAACTGGCAGAAGAGGCCCGTGTTCTAAAATATGGCGGACTGAAAGATAAAAAACGGGAGCTTGGTAGCATCGAACGGATATTTAGGACGTTCGATGCCCTGACAACCACCAACGCGCAGTATGAAGCGGCGAAGCAGAAAGGTTTTGCCGCCGCGTCCAAGACCTTCGTCAAAACGCAATTACAAGACATCAAGGAGGATCTGCATAGTGTCCTAACCGGCTACGAGGAACGCCTGCGCCCCCGGAAGATTGGCAAAGACTACCTGGCAAGATTTCAGGGACTTGATAAGGACGCTCTTTCCACGGAGATTGCCGGCATTGTTCAGGATATCGCAACTTCTATCCCGATAGTCGGATGGGGCAATGCTGCAAGCAGCACGGCAAAGGTTGCCGGAAAGGTTATCGACAGATCCCCGTCGGTTAAGAAGGCGTTTTCCGCGCTGAATGCAAAGTTCGACGTGTGGGCGCCAATGCGTGATTTCTTCCCTAACAAGCCGGAGATTTTCGCGAAGTTTCAGGAAGACGTTCGCAAGGCCATGCAAGGCGACTTTTCCAGTTTGCGTGAATGGGGGCAGACGTACAAACCCACGCCGATCAAGGCTCCCCCGACTGGCACAACGACCAGGAAGTTGCGCGACGTTGGTTCTTCCGGACTGCCGAAGCGCACGATAGACATTGCTCCGGGCAAGGCAGAGCAAGGGCTTGAGGCGGCGGAAACTGCCTTGATCAAGGATATTACTTACCTCCAAAGCGATGCTCAGGGCGTCAAATACGTCGATCATTTGCTTGATAAGCGCACGGAACTGCTCGACAATGTTGAGAAATTGGTTGGCATGATGCAGGGAGCGCAGAAAAATGCTGCTGCTGTCAAAGCCAAATTGCGCCGCAAACTCATGATAACGCACGGGTCTGAGGGTGGCCTGATCAACTTTTTGGGCGGCAAGAAGGAATACGAAAAATATCTCAGTATCAAAAAGGCAGGGCAGTTAGAAAAGCATTACAATCCTGAAGTGATTAGCGGTGCGGCAATGCGTGAAGGTTCTTTGGAGAGCCTTCGGAATGAGCTGGCAACATTCGTCCGAGAAGAATACAACCCCACAATGGGCGAAATTTCGCAATTACAACAAGGGCTTAAGAAGTACAGGCATGAATATTATTTAATAGCCAACCAAATCAGTACTACAAAGAAGAAAACCGAAGTAGCAAAAACTATTACGAAGCCGGCTACCGATAAAACGGCGGCTCAGAAAATCGAGAAGATTTTTGATATAGACCGCCCCAACGTCTACCTTGAAGACATCAAGTTTGCCAACAAAGATCGCTTTTCTGACAGCATCGAGTCTGTTGTCGCAAAATTTAATGAAGACAAGATCGATACCCTGGATTCCAAAAATATTACAAAGCTTCTTGCCGATATAAAGAAATTCCGCGCCGTTGATCAACAGTCAAAGAAGGCGCTTTCGACTCTTGTTTTGGACAAGACGGAAATCGCCAAAAAGGAGCTTGCCGCTGTCCAGAAGCAGTTGACTGCTGTGCGAGAAGAACGACGTGCCATGTCTATTCTTCCTTCTGGCACGGTTAAGCTTGCTGAGGATGCTTTTTATGATCCAAAAGAGATTGAGCGTATTCTTGAGCAAGGCGGGATGTCCTTCCCCGATCTTGGCATGGGCGATCTTTTGTTCGGGGCGAGAGAGGCAAAGGTCATCAAGGATCTGTTGATAAAGCCAAAAGATCCCACATCCACGTTGGGGCGGATTGGAAGAAACGCAACCGACCTGTATGAATCTCTGACGACATCATGGAAGCTGGCGATGGCTGTCACTCCTGGGTTCATAAAGCGGAATCTGACAGACAGCTTGTTGAAAAATATCATTCACGGCAAGGTGGGGTTGAAAGCGTATTGGGAGAACGCAAAGTTTCGGTGGTCCGGCGGCAAGAAAGATGTAGTCAACAAGGCAGGAGAAGTCATTTCCGGCCCTGATCTGTACGACGAGTTTACCAAAGGCGGCGTTTACGGCAGTACAGGAATGCTTATCCTTGGCGATCTAAATCTGCCTAAAGTTGGCTTGGCCTCTACTGGCATATTGTCTTCGGCAAACACCATGGTCAAGAGGCTCAATAGTGCTTTATCGGCCTTTGTGACGCCTATAACCTCATTCTTTGAAGATAACTTCGTCCGTGGCCCCCTGGCAATGAAACAGGTTCTTGAAGGGCCGAAGGGGAAAGCAACTATTGATAAGGCGGTCAAACTTACCGAAGAAATCCATTATCGCTTTAGCAATAACGAACTTACTGCATTTGAGAAAGGTATCAAGCGCGTCATGCCGTTCTACGAATGGCATAAGCAAAACATCAAGTTTTATTCCAAAATGCCGCAAGGCAATATTTACGCGGGCATATATCGGGCGGATCGTGGTTTCAGGGACGATGCGCTGCGGGAGAACCCTGAATTAACGCCTCCGTGGATGAGCCGCACATTCGGCCTCGGCGGGCAAGGCGTTCCCGGTCTGTCTATTTCTGCTTTCGCCGACTTCGTGAATTCAGTTAAGAAGTGGAGTTTTGATCCGAAGCCGTTTTTGACCGGTATCAACTTCATGTTGAAGTATCTCGGCGAAAGCATAAGCAATTGGAACGTAAACGCGCAAAAGCCTGTTACTGAGCAGAGATCCGCCAAACCTTACAAAAATGCCGATCCTCTGACAAAATGGGGCATCGGCTATGACCCCGCGACCGATACGGCTGAGAATGTTCGTGCGAGACATTTTCTGGAATCCATCTTCGGTCCCCAGGTGTCAACGTTTCAATCTCTCGGTACGAAGGGGTTCTGGAAAACCATATCGCCATTATCGAACTACAATTACACGCCTGAGCAGCTTGTAGCCATGAAGCAAATGCAGGACAAGGAAGCAGCTCAAGCCGCTGCCAGGCCCGGGCCTCTTGCCATTATCCGCAGCTTCTTTGGAGGCAGTCACTCGTCAGCACAGCCTGTCCCGGTACAGATTGTTGGTAGCCCTCCCGCTGGTAGCCCTCCTGCTGGCCCTCCAAGCTTTTTCAGTATGAGTTCTGGCCCCTCTGGTGGCGGCGGCGGGATTTACGATCCGATTGTAAGGAAAAACCGCAGCAAATACTTCAAGAATTGGGGAATTGCAGCCGGACTTCCCGAAGGTGTTGACGCCGAAAAAGCTTATGGCGCCATGCCGATTCTCCCGGACGATACTATCCGCCTGCGTCAGTTTACACGTTACACTCAGGAAATGGGTGATCTGGCAAGGCTCCTTGAGCATATTGGCAAGGGGGAAGAAGCCCAAAAACTGAGGATTGGGCTGGAACAATATAGCCAGGCTATGACGGCGATGCTTACCCCGGAGCAGCATGAAACCAAGCTCGCTGCTCTCAAGCAAGCGGCTGAATTGCAGCGGGTTCGCAAGCCGCACGAATATTTCTTTACGGAAGAGCAGATAAGATCAGAAAAGCGATTTGGCGCTGGCGAGCACAATACCTTCTTCAATGTAGCGCAACGCGAATATTCGCAAATCCTGTCCAAGACGGCATCAATGTGGGATGCGGCGATCTTCAAGAATTCCGTAAAGAATCTCAAGCGGAAGATGGAGATCGACCTTGCTACATGGGACATGCAAAAGGCCATGAGCAAGGTTCAGATTACCAACGAGGTTGATCAGGCCCGCAAAGATGCTATCCAAGTCGCATTTATCGAAGACATCAACAAGCTTCGGAACAGGCTCGGAACCGCCGAAGCAAAAGTTCTAAAGAACTGGGCAGAATCCATTCCAGAAAGCGTTGAAAAGCTTACACTGGAAATGGAAGCCGCGAAAGCAGAGTACCGTTTCAGTGATGAGTATCGAATGCTTGAAGAGGATAACAACACGGCGGCGATCACCAACGCCATTAACGCTATCGAGGCCAAATTCAACTTCAAGATTTCCGAATTCTTGGCAAAGGATGCCAAAGCTCGGGCGGAAATGATCATCAACGCCTACGAAAAACAGCTTGAAACGGAGCAGGCAAGGCTTCAGGCAGCATTTGAAGAGGGGGGCATGTCCCTGAAAACTCTGTTTGAAAGTCAGAACAAAGCGTTAATAGGAGCGAATCTCGGCAAGGTTACGGAAGCCACGAAGTCGTTGCTTGCCTACGTCAAGACAACCACGAAGAAATCCGTTGAACCGTCGATTGTTGTGCCTCCCGAAGCAGTCTTCCATAAGCCGAAAGCCGGGATAGGATTTAGCTCGGCAAATCCCAAAGTTTTTACGGGGACCGCACAGAGGGTCATTGATGGCGACACATTGGAAATCATGAACGATCTGACCAAGGAATTGGTCACGGTCCGGTTGGCTCTTGTTGACGCAACGGAAGTAGATCGTAACGATCCCAAGCGCAGTCAGTTTTATGCGGAAAACGCAAAAAAACACCTGCAAGAAATTATGAAGGCATGGGACAACAAAATTAATGTCAAGCTTTACGATAAAGATACTCATGGAAGGTTCGTTGGCGAACTGTTTCCTGCTGATCCTAAAAAGCATACACTTAATGCTTTGGATTATCAAGGAATCAATAGGCAGCTCGCTTCCTTGAATGAATATTGGCTCGCAACCGGCTTGGGCGTAGCAAGTACAAGATACGCGCAAAATCCGGAAGACTTTAAAAGAGCCATCTTGCTTGAACACGGTGCAGCTCAAAACGCATACGGAGTTTTTGGGCCTGATGGGATCAAGAAACCGAAGAATCCCAACTTTTCGCCTACTGTCGTTGAGCAAGAGCTTCCCGGCGCGAAGGAAGCAGTTAACACTTTGAACGGGCTACTGGCAGCATTGTCATCGTTAGATGCGTCAAAAGACAATATCGATACGATAATCGCTACTATTCAAGCCATCGATGAACAGACTCAGAAAATTGTAACGGGAGGCTATGGCGATACTAACGCCCTTTCTCAAGGTGCTCAGGCAATTACAAATGCGCTAAGCTCTATCACCGCGGGACTCAAAAAAAACGAGAAAGGATATACTGGTAGCCAAATCACCCTGAGAAAAGCGTTTTTGCAGGCACAGGACATGATTGCCACGGGTGCCCTGGTAAATGCTGAAAAGGCGGTTGCGCTAACACCATTCACACCGTCATCATTATTGCCCGGAGATTTTACCGAGCAAAAGCGATACTTGCTTTCTCAGCAACAGGCAGCAAGCCAGGCAAAAGAAACATTTGCGCTGACTGAATCATTGAAAGGTGTTGGCCTTAATCTTCCTAAGTACAACGAAACCGAAGATGCTGACATTTACAACCGTGCATTGCTTGAAAAAATACAAACCTTCTATGCAGACAAGCAAAATCTTACGTCTGAGCAAGAAGCTGCAATAGATGTCATAAAAAGTGCCATAGCAGAAAAAGACAAGGCGCGTCAGTTAGCAATGATTGAATTTGATCGCCAAGTATTCGCGCAGCGAATCCAAGTTGCACAAAGCATGACAAATATACTTGCCGGCACATTCGACAATTTGTACCAGCTTTCCAACAAGAAATCTCAGGCGTTTTTTTATCTATCCAAAGGCATGGCAATAGCCGAGGCAACTATTAAGGGCATTCAAACAATAATCGACGCTTATCAAAAAGGATGGAGTTTTGGCGGGCCTGCCGCTCCGGTTCTTGCTACCACATATGCCGGCATTGCCGCTGCATTTACTGCCTCTCAGATTGCACTCATGACATCGCAAATGTTCTCCGGCCAAGGAAAGGCGCAAGGTGGACCTATCGTTGGTGGTTCTGGCACGAAGGATGACATTCCGGTCATGGCAATGGGCGGCGAGTACATGATTCGCAAGGAAATGGTTCAAAAGTATGGATATGGATTTTTCGACGCCATCAACGAGGGGTTACTTGATATTCCACGCAATTTCTCGCATGGTGCAATTGCGGCAATCCGTGAACCACAAATGCGATTTGCAGAAGGTGGTGCCGTCCCGCACATGACATCAGTAACCAACATAGAAAAAACCGATCAAAGCTTGAACATCATCAATTTCGTTGATCCCAACATGCTTGAGCAGTATTTGGGTAGTGTAGCTGGACAGAGGATGGTGGTCAATATTATGCGTGAAAATGCATATGTGCTAAGAGGGCGATAGCATGATTGTCCTTGATTACGAGATAAATTGGGGCGCCGACTACAGCATTGCATATTCTTTTCTAACCGCCGTAACTTCCAGCAAGAAATTATCCGAGCAAAGGAAGCCACTATTAGTCGAGATGAAGCGTACCCAGGATTTCAGTATCGACTTGTTCACAAACGATACCAGGCTTTTTCACATGATTGCTACCATGCAAGCGACGCCGGCTTATGTGCCAATTTATAGCGAGGCACTTCTTCCTTCAGGAATCGGCAATCTACAGGGACTTTCCATCGTGAATGTCAATGATTTCGGCGCATATTACAATACTATTCATGCCTCAAAATTCATGTTAATCGATACAACAAGAGAAAAGCCCGGCGAAATAGTCACAAAGTCGTCGTTCCCCAGTAATACACAGATAAATTTCGCAGAACAGATCGTGGGGTTGTTTCCTGTTACCAAAACAGTAATTTATCCGGTTATGTACGGCATTTTGGAAACAAAGAAAATCAAATCGATTACGGACACGATAACGCGCTTTACCATGAGTTTCAGGGAGTACTTTTAATGGCTGACAGTTGGGCTGATCTTGGAAGTGTGACAACTAAATTTCTGACGATGCCGAATTGGGCCGAAAATCCATTGCTTGACCTTATGCTTACACGGAACATTTTGAATTTTCCTGGCACAGGATTCGAGCTTTACTCGGTATCATCCATGATTCCTATTATCGTGGAATATGAATTTCTCAATATGTCGAAGAACGATGAATATTCATTGTTGAGTTTTTTTGCCGGATGCTCAGGAAGGCTTAGAAAATTTTGGCTTCCGATACGCAAAGCATACTTCAATCTTGCTTCCACAATCCAACCCGGGGCCACTTCGATAACTGTTACCGACAGTAGCTTTTATGACATACATGGTGGTTATGAGCGTATTTACCTTGAGCTTGCCGATGGGTCTATGATTTCCAGACATGTGACTGACGTTGCAAAAGGCGGCAATCAAACTGAAGTATTGACGATCAATACCGCAATGGACAGACAAGTAATGCCTGCCAATGTTCTTTGTTTCGGGAGGCTTATTCTCTGTCGCCTGGACAATGACTCTTTGACGCTAAACATGATTACCAATGCGGCAAGCAAGTATTCTTTAAGATTTTACGAACTCGTAAGGGAGTATGAAGCATTATGAGCTTTGAAACAAAAGAGGCAGAGCAAGAGCAACGATTAAGTGCAGAGCTTTATCTGTTCACGGTTCCCGGCAGTGAATGGAGATGGACATCATACGAGACAGATCTTGTCGTTAGTGGCGCAACCTATACGCACAAACCAATTAAGCGTAGTGAATTCTCTGTAGCTCAGAAAGAGGTTGCCAAAGTCCGGATTTCTGCCCCTGTTGTCGATCCATTTACGCGCTACATAGCCAACACGCCGGTTATGCCGGTAAGTGTGGCAATCAAGAAATACTATTTGGATGACTTGAGTGATTCGCGACTTCTTTTCAGCGGCAAAATCCGCAATGTGACCGCAAAAGACAACGTGGCAGAAGCAGAATGTTTGTCCAAGGAATATCAGTTGCAGCGCGTCATTCCAAGAGTCTTGTACCAATCTTTCTGCAACCGGGAGTTGTTTGACGAAAGGTGTGGAAAAGCAGAAGTCGATTACGAGCACCAAGCCAAAGTCAATGTAGTCGGTTCATCAATTATCAGCGTTGAAGGACTCGGATCGCAATTATTTAGTATTCATGCAGATGGATATTTTAAAGGAGGTTATGTTGTTTTCGAGGGTGACATTCGGTATGTGATAAAACATGAAGGGGACAATTTGACTCTGCAAGTGCCATTTTCTGAATTGCAAAGCGGCGATATCGTGTCTGCTTATCCTGGTTGCGATAAATCGCCCGAAACTTGCTCAACTAAGTTTAATAATCTTGCTAATTTTCTCGGAATGCCATATATACCTTCTAAGTCACCAATAATTTATTCGATTCGATGAAGCCTTACTTTGAGAACGATCAACACTGGCAGCAATTTTTTGAAATCCTTCAATCCTGGATTGGAACAAGATATCGTCACTTTACCGGGGTCAAAGGTCGCGGCGCTGATTGCACGCTATTTATCGCTCAGTCCTTGATTGAACTCGGAGTTTTAGAAAAAATCACATACGACTACTACCCAAAAGACTGGCATCTCAACCATAAACGTGAATTGATAAAGGAATATATCAGCAAAAATGTGAAGCATCTTGTAGGCGGCTTGAAAATTGTCCAGACCGATGACACTTGGATGCGCGGGGATCTGGTTTTGTTTTGCATGAACAAACTTGGTGTTTCTAATCATGCTTCCATTGTTATCGATGAAAAATCAATAATGGGGGCAGTTGCCTGCCGTGGTGTAGCAATCATGGAAATCAATAATTATTGGCGGCGTCATGTAACATACTTGTACCGGCTCATGGAGGAATCATGAGTACAAAACAAATAATTGGTGGTGTAGCCGGCGGAGTTATCGGCGGAATCCTCGGTGGCCTGGCTGGTGGACCTATGGGATTCAACTTTGGTGTAAAGCTTGGAGCAACTATCGGCGCCGGTACTGGCATGGGCCTCGGCATGGGCATTGGTGCAGGGCTGGACGGATATGAAATGCCCTCACAGATAGCGACAATAAACCCCACACAAGATCTGACCATTCCCACAAACCAGGAAGGGATACCAGTGCCCGTAATTTACGGGACAGTAAAGATAGCCGGCAATTTCTTGTGGTACGGCAATCTTTCCACAACTCCTGTTTATCGGGAAACAGAACCGGCACGAACAGGCAAGGGACCAGGTGATGGCGGCGGTTATGGTAGCACCACGCAGCTTGTTGGGTATAATTATTACGCAGATGCCTGGATCGGGTTATGCATGGGCAATATTTCGCTCGGCGACGTTTATGTGAACGATACAGTTACTTCCATTTCTACTTATTGTACGCTTAATCGCGGCGACCAGAATTATTACCCAACTGAACCCGGCACTTATGCGACAAAGCTTTCAGGAATTGCCCATCTTTTTCTCAAAGGATATCCGCTTGGTGAAAACAGAGCGTCATTTCCTAACCTTCAATTTACTTTGACCCGCATTCTGGATACTGGAATCAATCATGAAAACATGACCAACGGCAGCAATCCCGCGGCTGTGATATATGATCTGCTTACGGACAAGTTGTGGGGAGAAGAAATCGATCCATCCGAAATCAATCTCGACAATTTTAACGCTTGCGCTGACTATTTCTATGCAAAGGGATACGGGCTTAACTTCACGCTCAATTCTCAAAAGAGTGCCAGGGATATCATTGCCGACATCGAAGGTCTTGTGGGTTGCGTTTTTGGCAACGATGAAGACGGCTTGTATTCCTTACGCATTCTTGATCCACAGGAGTCCGCCGTAGGATCTCTTGGCGACGATGACTTTATTGATTTCGCCTTGAAACGGCAAACATGGGATGACACCAATAATGATTTTCGTGGTGACTACATCGACCCCACGCAAGCGTACACTACCCGTGGCGTGCAAGCTCGTAACTCTGCCAACGTAAAGATCACCGGATCGGTCCGGCAAGAAAAAATCGACTTAACAGTATTCACTGACAAGGACGTTGCCTCTGATCGAATAAACGAATACATGAAATCGGCTTCGTATCCACGGGCAACAATCAATGCAACAACCAACCTCACTTTTTCCAAGCTCAGGATAGGTGATGTTGTTTCCATTAGCAATTCAGAATATTCAATCACAGCACAAAAATTTCGGGTGTCCGGCATCGACATTGGCGAAATAGACAGCGGGAAGCTCAAGTTTTCTTTCATTCAAATGACTGAAAGCATGTTTGACCAGAGCTATGTGCCTGGTGGTGCTCCAAAATGGACCCGCCCTGATTATTCTCCGTCACCGCTTGCTCATCAAAAAATCCATGAACAGCCTTATACTACAGGAGCACCTAACTATTTTGCTCTTGGGGCAAGATCCGGAAATCATGAAACTGGGATGAGGCTCATGATTTCCCCTGACGGCAACGACTATAAGGCATACTGTAATATTACACGCTTTGCTCAAAGGGGCCTGCTGAAAGCTCCCCTCCCCTCTTCCGAGGAGCATTATGACACTACCAACAAGATCATCTACGAACCATCACTTGATGACATAGACTTTCCAAACATTTCTAACGCTGAGCTATCGCGTTCCGGCAGGCTTGCATTGATCGGTTCCGAGCTTATTGGTTTTGAGTTGTATCAACCTGGAACAAACCAGGGAGAATATGAAATATCAAATTTATGGCGCGGCGCGGTTGGTTCAATAATCGATTCGCATTCTGATGAAGCGGAAGTATGGATTTTCTATGCCGATGGTCTGGTGTTCTCGCCGCCATACGCCGATTTTTATGTCAAGCTTCTCCCATACACCGAAACGGCAATACTGGATCAAGATGAAGCACAAGAAATCCATGTAACATCTGCCAACGTCGATGAAGTACCATACACTTGGGAGGCGCCGCACATTGTCCGGAATCTATCGCTCCTGGAAGATCAATACGTCAACCGGGATGGAGATTATATCCCGACATTAATTGTCACTTATGATCTTCCCTTGATGGCTACATATTGGGACCATGCGAAAATTCAGATTCGCAAAGAAGACGAAGCAGAATACCGTGATTACCGGAACGACTATTCCCGTGGTGCAGGGATAACCATCGATGGAGTGACTGGACTGTTTTCTGTTGGCGACACTGTTTATGTGCGTGTAATTTCCATGTCCAGCAATGGAATCCCCTCGGATTCCGGGCAATCGCCGATTCAATCCATTCAGATTACTGGGGTTGTGACCGTGCCTGCTGCACCTACGGGTTTGGAATTGGAAGGCGCAAGCATTGCCGCTCCACTTACCTGGGACGGATTGGGATTTGCCATACAATGGCGCCGTGGGTCACTTACAGGTGGATTTGGGCAAGATGAAGGGTTCGGAGAAGAGCTACAAGGATTTGGTGGGGTCAACTATGACCCATTATGGCTTTACGATGAGGTTGAATTGTGGATAGACGACAACCTGATCGATGTAAAGGCAACAAAAGAATGCCGCTACCTTTACATTTATGGTGATGGCTACGATGCACATATTGACCATTACTTGCAAGCTGCTCATGGTGTTGCAACCATAAAAGTGCGCCGATGGACTAAGTTTAATAAGGTTTCTGAGTATGCAAGCATCACCATATCACAACAACCACCTCCGGCCCCTACTGGTATCTCAGTCGAATCGTTTATCAAAGTCGTTTATTTAAAATACGACAAAATCAACATCCCTGACTTTGGTGGCTTTAAGGTCCACATGACAAAACATTCCGAAGAAGGACCAACGGAGAGCAATCTTGTGTACCAGGGGCTTGGCAATACTCTGGCTCACAAAGTATCCGAGGGGGGGACATGGTACATCCATGTGGGCGCTTATGACATCTTCGACGACACCAACGTAAGTTACGCTGATGCGTACAGCGTAAACATCCCAACCGACGATTTCATTGATACTGATCCTCCCGCGACGCCAACAAACCTTGAGTTGTCAAGTGGCATTGACATTGAGGATATTTCTCAGACTATCACAGCTAAAATAGTTGCCTCCTGGGACAGTAACACGGAAAGCGATTTTGCACGATACATTCTCAGGCTGCGCATTGATGACGATACCGCCTATGCCGAGGTTGCCACTTCTGAAACTGCTTATATGTTCAGCGGTTTGGTGCCGGGCCGGACATATTATGTTAAAATTGCCGCCGAAGACAAATGGGCTAACCGATCTGCTTTTTCTTCCGAAGAAAGCATTGTTGCATCACAAGATGAGTCTCCCCCCGCTGTTCCACAAAACTTGGTTATTGCTGCCGGATTGAAAAAGATCGTCATCAACTTTGACGGAGTTTCCGATGCTGATTTGGCCGGCTATGAAGTACATGTTTCCGACACAAACGGATTCATCCCTGATTCGACAACTCTCAAAGCGAAGGGACTGCAAACCCTGTTCTCATTTGAAGGGTTGGCTGCCACGACTTATTATGTCCGTGTACGATCATATGATTGGTCAAACAACAAATCAGAATACACGGCCCAGGCATCAGCCACCACTGCCCAGGTTGGAACATCTGACATCACTTTGGAAGCAATCGATTCTACGTTACTTGCTGATCTTGCCGTTGTTCATGGAAAGATAGCCGAACTTGCTGTAGATACCGGGAATATCCGTGATTTGGCTGTAACTGACGCTAAAATCTGCCGCATGTCAGCATCGAAGATCATTGCTGGCATAATCGAAGTGTCCGACAATATCACAATCAGAACAACCAAGCTTGACGATTGTCAGAATGCCGTGGTTATCGATAGCGCCGGATTTCATGCCTATGACGGAAATTGCAAAGAGACTTTCAGAGTCATCGACGGCAATATCAGAGCGAAATCGTTGCAGCTTGTCGATGCCATGCAATGTCCCGGAGCCTATACTTATCTCGATTCCGGCGAAATGTTCTACTGTTATTGTGACAATGCTATCCCGCACGTAAAACGTATTGATGGCGGATCGGCGTACTCAGGGGAAACAATCTGCTTACATGGTTGGGTATGCGAACCAAAAATCATGGTTGGCATCCAATGTCTCAAGTCTTACGACGAAGCCAACTACTGCAACGACCAGGCGTGGAAGGTCTGCTATTCCCAAGTGCACGATTGGTATGTTGAGGAACAATGGTGCGGAAAGTGTTTTAATGTTTACGCAATGTTAACTCTGTATGGAGCAGAAAACGATCCACGAATATGCAATTGTCCATTTAATAGCTTCGTCTATACATGTGATATGGCTTGTTATGCTGACATTTGTCTCAAGATAAAACATTGGGGACATGGTGCATACTGCTGTCCACAAAAATACTGCGTCGGCTATGTCTGCTACTGTATTCACTATGAAACGTGCGATGGCAATTGTTCTTGTAACCTGTCTTACTGTTATCGACAAAGCGATGAAAATTGCTTTTGCCTCATGAATGAAGGGTTATTTCAAAAAACCATCACTTTTCCTTGTTGTGCCTGCTGGAAAATATGTGCGGCATTGATTTGCAATGGATGGGCAGCTGAGTCCCAATGGACAAAAGAACTTAAACAGTGTTCTTGCTTATTTTGCAGTCCAACCTGCTATTGCGATCACTCGTACACTCCTGGTTGTACGGGATGGAAATGCTCATCATTTGATGTGCCATTTTCCGGCTTTCCAACGGAATGTATCTGCTTTTTCTATAACTGCATTACAGTTACAACCTCTGTCGCTGGACGACGAAACGATGCCCTTAATCACGGCCAGGCTTTTTCGTCTGCCGAGTCGAGATCTGGAGCATGGATGCACTTTTGTTCAGTGTCCCCTGACGAGGCATGGCACACGATATGTTGTTGCTCAACATGCTTTTCACGTACAGGTAATGATGTGTGTGATTACAATGCATGTTTTTGTTCTTGCGTTTACAATCAAATACCAACAGGTAGATGGGTCGATGTTCGCCTTTATTCCTGGGCTTGCGAATGCCTGTGTTGGTATCAGGGCGTTTCTGCCTGTTGTGAAATTTCCATGTGTATCTATGCAATCAAAGATTGTACCGGAACGGTCTGCTGCCTCGACACATCTGGCAGTGTAATGTGGCTGGCTATAGCACCAAAATAATTCAAGGAGAGAGAGAAAATATGCAAAACGCTTTTTACACCACTTGTTGTATGCCAACAACAACAGGGATCACCGGAGAGGCAATGTGGACTGCATTACAAACGACAGGCAGTCTATATGGGCATGTCATCTTGATCATTCATGGTGGCATAGGCAAAAACATTGCGGCTACTGCCATGCTTCCATTGGTTAAGAATGCTCATCCGGACTGCAAAATCATTGTGATCACCGGCTATCCGGATATTTTTCTTTATAACCCACACGTTTTTCGTGTGTACAACTTTGCCAATCCGCTGAATGTCTATGACGACTACCATGATTGCTCGCTGGTCATCGCTGGCGAACCTTATCTTGACTTTGGATATCTCAAGAAGAAACGCCACCTGATAGACGCATTCGCTTCAATGTGGAATCTGCATAAAAGTTGCGTAACATCAAAAGTACCACACATTTTTTTGCTCAAAAAGGAACTGGAAAGCGCCAACAGTTTTCTGGAAAGCATTTCCGACAAAGGTAAGCCGGTAGTCATGTTTCAATGGGCCGGAGGCTTTCTTGCCCCATCCCAGGAATGCCAATGCGACGAAAAAGATGTAAGAAAACGCTTTGATATCGGCAGACAACGCGCTTATCGCCGCGGCCTCTCCATCGAACTTGCCCAAAAGATTGCTGACCGCCTTTCTGAAAAGTACACCGTTCTATGTGTTCAAACACCTGACTATCCAAAGCTTGAAGGGACAAAGATTACCAATATTCCCTTGCGCGGCACTTTTGCTGTGCTTTCCAAGGTCAAGTCGTTCATTGCCATCGATTCATTTTTGCAGCACGCTTCCGCTGCCCTGAACAAACGTGGTCTTGTATTGTGGGGCGGCACTTCCCCCAATTTGCTTGGCTATGCACATAATCTTAACTACTGGCTTACCGACCAATGCGGGAATCCCTTTTGTCACAGGCCCAATTCCTACCTGTTTGATTCGCAATCTGGATATTCATGGAATTGTCCATACGATGAAGCGTGCCTTGACTTCGACCCTGACGTAATAATTGAAAAATTCAACGAATTGGAGGGTATCAGTGAAAATTAAAAACGCTATCATTGATGAGTTGCTAAGAAGCAATGCACTCAGGTTGCTTCGATCATACCGAAACCTTATTGTTTCCGAATTATTTGACTTGTCGTCGCTGCTATCAAAATACGCTCCGATTGAAAAAGCATATTACGTTGCCCGCGAAGCACTGATTGACAAGTATGCAATGAAAGATGACAAAGGTAAGCGCATTCGCATTGATAAGACATGGGATTTTGGCGACAACACAGCCGTCTTCCTTGAAGAATTTAAGAAATTACTCGAAATCGAAACAGATATCAACCATGACCGGGTAAAGATTTCGATGGATTCAATTCCCGCCGGAATGTTTACCCCTGACGAAATTACAACGCTATGCCCATTAATCGAGTTTACAAAAGGCGTGTGGGAAAAATGAGGATGCCATGAGCGAGGAACAGTTTATCTGCAATATCACAGTCACAAAGAACAGCCACCTGATCTCGGCATCTGGACAGTCCTGGTTATCAGATTTGTCAACAGATCATGTGATCAAAAAAAATGTATCACACGAACCATCATATGTAATTGCCGCAGTAATCGACGACAACAACGCACAGCTTACCGTACCGTATGCAGGCATCAGTGGTACATTTGCTTTTGTTATTCATCGGTCATTTACTCCTAACTACCGGCTGGCAAGGTTGTTTCCTGGCGACTGTGGCGGCGCAGAAATCCTGACCAGGCACGTAATCGACAAAATTGATACCCTGCTGCTCCGAGCAACAGAGATCGGCCCGGCCGGGGAGGGGTTGATCGGAACTCCGGGAATAGCCGGGTTCGGGGTCGGCATTTGCCCGCGGTCATCCCTGCCTGCCGGGTTCACCCCGTTGCCGGGTTACAACGTTGTTGGACACAGCAATTACGGCAACTACCAGTTTACCGACGGCTCCATCATGGTGTTCGTCCCGAAATTCTATTACAGAATCGGCCATGCCAGCAACCCCACATACGCCACCTATGG